TCATCAACCTCCCAAGTCCCCGCGCCACTCAACCCGCCTGAGCAGGTGATCGTATCCCAAGTGTTGCTGGTAATCGTCCCAGTTTCGCTCTGTGTAGTGTTGGTTAGTGTTAAGCCTGTCAGGCAATTAACCGCAAATCCAGTGACACCACAGGCCCACTCTAGCACTACGCCCGTAGCGTCCTGGGTATCACAGGCTGTCCCTGCTGCCACTGTACCTGTACGAGTTGCAGCGTAGACGTCAATGTGGTTCCCATCAATCTTTAGCCCCTCAGAATTACCATTCACTTCTATGCCGATCATATTTACCCCAAGATTCGTCGCGGGAGTTCCTATCCCACACCCGACAATGCTTGTCAGCAAACATCCGTGGTTATATACCCCTACCCTGCCATTGATCCCTGTATTCTGTATCAAGGTGCCATTGAACCCTGCCACCGTACCATCCAGATGGATGCACTTGACACTCTCTTGGAGTAAACACTCTAGGATCTTAGTTACCCTGTCACCCCCTGGCGACCCAGTTCCGGGCCCTAACCAGATACATATACCGTCTGATGATCCATCCCCCCGGAATCCCTGCATCTCCACTTTCTCGAAGGTGAAATGGTAGGGGCATCCCTTGAAGCCTATCCCCTTGTAAACATGCCATTGCCCATCAATCGTCATGTCACGAATGCCGCCACTGCCTATCTCTAGGTCTGTGCGGGAAGAGGTGAAGATAGTGCCGTTATATCCCAGCTTGATAAATGTGTTATCAATGCCAGCGCCTGCAAGTAATATATCCTTGATCGAGGTGCTGTTAGAGAAATTCGCCGCTGTGGCGGAGGTATAATCCCCCGCGCAGAGTCCTATTTTGCCCCCAGGCCGGTTATTCCCTCCCGTAATCGTCGGCAAAGCATCTATCGCCGCGTTCATCGTTGCGCCAAGATCACCACTATAATCACTCACGTAATAATCAGCTGCATCTATATCTGCTTGAGAGCTGGTAGACGCCGCAATAGCGAATGTCGCCGTCCGCTGGGCGCTGTAGGCTATTTCCTCGCCCTCAGTCTGCGTCATCCCTACGCCTAGCGTGCCGCTTAGTATCTTACCCATTACTTCACCCTTTCAATGCCCCTCAGCGCATCGAGAGAGGCCCCTCGGCTTCACGGCCACTCCACCCGCTCCACGAAAAGCCTGCACCGGTTGAGCTGGCACTTCAGGTCCTGGTTCTCCTCATAGTAGATCGCCAAGTCCAGGGCGCACTTCTCCAGCTCTGCGTCCCGTCGTGACTCAAGCTCTCGCAGCCTCTTTGTTTTAATCAGCCTTACGGGGTAACTCCATTCTAACCACTCACAATTATTCCTATTGCTGCGCCGACTATTGATAACAACACGCCGCCGATCAACCACTTCAGCCAACGCATGTCGCCTTTGATGTCGCGTACATCGCCTTGCAGGTGGGGGATGTGGTTTGTCATCAAGCCGCCTTCGCCATTGAGTGTCTCGTCAATGCCTTCAACGTACTCTTTGACATGCTTATAGTTCTGATTCATAACGCACGTCTCACTCCCTACAGCTTTGCACTCACACCAGGGCGTTGGTTGATCTGGCATCGTGTTTGTCCCCCTAGTCTAACAAGCATAACAATCTCACCTTGTCCGTCTGTGGATTGATCCGATAGTAATTGTTTCCAATCTTTGCCGTATTGTACATATGAGCTGAGGTTTCGGCCCTGTCGTATTGGATCGATACCACCCATCCGGAGGCCAGCGCCCGCGCTTGCAACTCCAGCGCAAAATCATCACAATCCCAAATCCCTGAATCGTATTGATGACTGTCAGTATCATCCTGCTCTAGCCATTGCTGTAATGTTGTCAGATTCGGGTATTCTCGCAGTGCGGCATTGTCATCTATTGCCATAACGCCCCAAGAGCAATGCGTGGCATTCAAGGGGATAGTGCCAGTCAGAAACAAGATGCCTACAATCGCTAATGCGATTATCGCAGTTACCCCAAATCCCAATGCGAAATATCTCAATTGCTGGCTCCTCCTAGCCCCACTTATTGATTAGCCACATACTCGAATAACAGTCCAAACACATAAACAGTTCCACCGAGAGTATCATCCACATGTGTTGCATCGCGTTGTATTTCGTATCCTACATAATCTGATGCTCCCAAACCTGCGAATGCAACAGCATCGTTAGGCTCTTGTACATTGATAACGTTAGCTCCACCAGTCACCGTCTGCCCCTTAGCTCCCGCCTCGCTCCCTATGCCGTATACATCTCCGCTGGCTGCCCACTGCACGTCAATATCCCAGTACATATACAGAGGCGGAGCGCCTGATGCACACTCCCACACTAACGAGAGGGACGTGTAACTGACAAAATCATCAGGAACATAGAAGTAACCAAAAACAGTTGCTATTACTGCATCAGGAAATTGGACTACTCCTCCATCTCCTCTGCTTGTCCCGGTGGCATTAGTTCCCAGATGCATGGATACTGCGGGGATAAATAATTTTCGCGTGATATTTGTATGGACGCTTGCGCCATGTGCCACCAAAGCGCCCGCAGCCGTGATTACCTCAATCGAATTGACCGTCAGCTCATTCGTCCCAAGGTCAAGCCCATCTTCGAGCGTTATCGTCCCGTCAAGGCCCTTCAGGTACCGCATGTTGGAATAGCCCACATCGTTCCAATTCGATGCGGTAATCACGTAGCCTGTTGCCCTAGATACTGGTGCTACCCATGCCATTATTTCACTACCCCATGTTCTTTATTTTCCCTGGTTAATGCCGTTATCGTCTCGCCGTGTACCCAGTTCCTCGTCTGTGGGTTTCGACGCTTCGCCAGTTCTCTCTCAATGCCCCTGCGTTTCTCTGGGAAGGGTGCCCTGATCAGTTTTCGCCCTATATCAGCGTTATAGCAGCTCTGACACATAAACAGCTCGTCCTCTCGCGCCAGCTCCGCGCCTGAACAGAAGGGGCAAAGCACTTGCCAAACGCCCTGCACTACAATAGGAGTTGTCGTTATTTCCTTGTCGATCTCAGGCTCTGCCCATAAATCGACCCCTCGCTTTTGCGCTTCTACCCGCATTCTCTTGGCCCTCACCTCGGGCCGATCCTTGAAGTAGGTGTCCCACGTTACAATATATTCAGCCATCAGAAGGCCAGCCTCGTTGTACTTCCCAGCGCCGACGTCCCTAGTGTCCAATATTGCTCATCGTCAGCCCTGGCTACCGTCCATGTCGTAGTCATGCGAGTAGCATTGGCGTTCCAGCGGGAATGAGTCTTGTTGATGTAAAAATCGTCATTCACCCCCAAATCCGTATGCACTACTGTAATTCTGTCTGATATCTTACGCTTCAGCATCTCTTCTTCTAGCGTTGCGTCGCTATTCATCATTGTGAGAGTCATCTCCGGTTGGGGATCCTTCCGCAGTGACAGGGTGTATTCACACATAGACTCCGCAGTCTCCATATCATCGAAATACTCACCCTCTAATACCATAGTGCGCTGCTGGTATATAGACTGGCTCGTGCTGTCCTCTGCCTTCGCACTGACTGTACGCCCATCCGTGTACACCTGGCCGCGTATATTCAGCGAAGTGATATAGCAGGAGATAGCGCCATTGTTTGTTACCACAACCTTGGCCGACTTCGCAAAGGGCGTGATAGTACACGTTACATCGCCGGTCGCATCCGCCCCTGAATTATCAGCGGCGGCATTCGCCCTGTAGTTGAAATTCGCGCCGTTATAAGCAACCATCGGATCGACGATGTTCTTAGCAAAGTTCGTGAACTCTGCCCAGAAGGTCTTGCTCTGCCCTATTTCCAGAAAGGGTACACCCACCAGTTCATTGCTTCCCGCAACGTCTACCATCTCCCATATCTCAGCCGCGCTTTCGAGCGTATGCGGCGTCACAGGGCAACGCACTTCGTTGAATATCGACCGTGCTCCTTCCATATATGTGATATCCACCATTGAATCAGTAAAAGTCGCCTGACTTGTATTGCATCGCGTTGTTACCAACCGATAATGCCGGTCTTCCCATACCGCATTGCCGGATTCATCGATGTAGAAGAATCCCAAGTCCGAGTCTTCCAGCTTGCGGATTTCGTCCAGCCCTTTGCCATAGCCATACCAGATAGAGAATAGGCTGATCCCTGTATCAATGCTCCGCTTCGTTGCGGACCAACCGGCAGAATCCAATAGCAGCCCTACCAGTGTGCCTGAGTATTGGTCCTCCTGTAACACTACATGCACGTCGGCCCTGCTCAGATAATCCATGCCGTCTACGCACAGTATCCGCGCCGTCTGCTCGGATTTGTGAGGGTGAGGGATGATATTCTCAATATACCCATAGAATTGCTCATACACCACACCATCATACTCGATACGGAATCTCGCCGGTCGCCTTGGCAATAGATTCCCGTATAACACGCCACCGGAATTCTCGGGGTTGTACTTCCCGCCAGTGTTTTTGACAGTCAACGCCATTCGTCCAGTATTGGCTTTGATGCGGTCATAGGGCAGACGTTCGTCCTTCCCCCTCGATACCTCAACATACATCACGTCGGTGGAGATATCATCATAGGCACCAACAAACGTACCGTCATTATCCCAATCCACCTCGACCATATGCCAAGGCCCTGCCCACGATATCGGGAAGGTGTACGGGAATTGATTTACAGGCATCTAGTAGCCCCCCAGCCGTGCTTCTTCAAAGACATACGTGTTTATCATCCGTGCGAACTCTCTAGCCTCGTGTTCCGTGCCCATCATGGCCCCTACGTGAAAATGAACCTGCATCCCCATGTTATTCTTGCCTAGAGGCACTACCGCCTCCGGCCCGCCTTCGCCTATCATTGCCAGTGTAGGCTTCCGCACAATCCCTCCTTCGGCTAACGCAGGAATGGTAGGCAGCTTAGGCAATACCAGTTTCCATCCGGGGAAGACGGTTTGCCCCATAACTTCCTTTTTAGGGAGATTGAATAGCGTCTTCCCGCTGATATGTCCGATCATAGCGTTATACATTGCCCGTACTGCATTGAACGACAGCCTAAAGGGTGCTGTCACGAAATCCGCTATGGGTGACATGATATCCTTGATTTTACTGACGAAGCTCACAAAGGGGTCTTTTAATTTATCGACTATCAACTTGATAGCAGCAACGGCCACCCTGAAGGGTGCAGTCACAACGGTTGCTATAGGCGTAAAAATCTCTTTGAGTTTACCGACAAAACTCATAAAGCCTTCCTTTAACGTATTGAGCGCCGCCTTGACCTTGTCCCAGTTTTTGATGACCAGGATCACCGCAGGCCCTATAGGGCCAAACATCATACTCAGTACATAGGTCAATACCAATGCTATTGCCCTGTTATCGTCCCAGGCCTTCCACAACAGCGCCAACCACGCCACAAGCCCAGCGACGGCTATCACCACCAGGCCAATAGGGTTCGCATTCAAGGCGATATTCCATAGCCATTGTGCAGCAGTCAAGCTTTTGATTACCGCTATTGCTGTTTTGAAGGCCATAATGCCTGCTACAAGCTTGGGCAATAATATCAACATCGTCCCCAAGGGGATCAATATCGCGCCTACAGCCGCCGTCACTGTCACAAGAGCTCGTGATAATGACTTGTTCTCATTCATCCATCGTGATACTTTGGTAACAGCTCCCGATATCTTGTCCGTCATAGGCGTTATAGCTGGTATGAGATTTTCTGCTATAGCATTTGTTACGCCTCTGATGCTTTCCTTTACCCTTAGCATCTCATCGGTCATCAGTTCGGCCTTCTCCGCAGCCTCTTTATCAAATACGACGCCCATCTCATGCGCTTCTTTGCGCATCTCCTCAAGCCCTTCAGCGCCATCCCATAGCATCGGTAGCATTGACGTTCCCGCCCTGCCTAGTAGGTCTTGGGCCAAGGCAGCTTGAGTCGAAGCGTCATCCATATCTGATAATGCAGTGAGAACAGCCAGCATTTGATCCTCGGGCGATTGTGTTGCCAAATCCTCCCAACTTAAACCCAAGGTATCAAAGGCTCTTATGCTCTCCGTTAGCCCATCCTTGGAGTCCTGAATAGCCGATGCTAAACGCCGCGAGCCCTTCTCTATTCCTTGCAAACTGCCACCGCTCAACTCAGCCGCGTATTTCAATTCTGATAGCGCCTCTGTGCTGAATCCGGTGCGTTTGGCCATCTTGGCCACTTCATCCCCTGCCGCAGCATATGATTTTACTGACAGTGCCATAGTGCCCGTAATAGCTGCCCCAGCGGCCACCATACCAACGCCCATTTTCTTCGCATTGGCTTGCACACTGCTCATAACCTTTGATGCCTGGTCTTGAGCTGTAATCAGCACTTCTAATGTCGCCGACACTATCTACCTCGTTGCTCTTCCTGCTTCTTGTTCTGCCATTCGTTGTCCAGATTGATGCAGCGCATCAGGCCCTCTTTCACCAGTAAGGGCATCCATTGCCAATCCTCCCATGCTATCCATCCATACTCCTTCATCACTCGATGATAGCCCCATAGATCGGGGATGCCCTTGTCTAATATCTTATCCCACACAGGGTTTCGTCCTGCCGGTATATCCTCCAAACGATAAAGTATCCGATTGTCAAAATCAGGGTCATCTAGCCCGAAGCTTTTTTTTGGCGATCCTGCTCCGCCTCCCATTCCTCAAGTATCCACTCCAGGCAATCCGAGGGCAGCTGCTCAATATATTGCCGCTCTACGGGCAGAGCTTCCCCCTTCTCGCCCTCGACATTCCATCCGGCCAATACCCGCTCGGCCATGTCTATCCGTGCCACTGTAACCGAGATATCAGGCTTGGCTTTGTCCATCCCCGCCTCCGTGTTCATCTGGCACGTCAGTTGCCGATTGGTCAGATACTCCTGATCTGCCGCACTCCACCACCGCCGCAACTCCACCTCCAGCAAGCCCATAGGGGCCCCAAAGTCCCTGCTCGCCTTGATGGTTTCTGCCCTGTTCGGTAGTTTCGCCATATCCCTCCTTATGCCGCTGTGCCTACGGTCATGGACCCGTTAACTTTGAAGGACGCTGAGATTTTCACGATATCACCTACCGTCGACTCTATACTGCAATCCTCCATCCAACACTCGCCGGTGAATTCGGGATAGTCAGTGGTATCTCCAAAGGGGTGAATCTCAAAACTCGCCGTGCTTGTGGCCGTCCTCAACCCATCCAGCACCGTCCACGACCCGATATTCGCCACATCGTTGAGCCACAGGTCTACGGTGAAACTGCAATCCTCCAGCTCGTCGGAAGCATAGGTGTGCCCTGCATCACCCATTGCCGTCACGTCCACAAGTCCGTGGCCCTTGGTCTCTACGCTCACCTTGGTGGCGTCCGCTTGTAGTATCCTGAGCGTCCCGCCGCCAGCGTCATCAAGCGATATACTGGTATCAACGCCAGCCCCTACTGTGCCCTTCACTGCCATTTCGTTATCCTCCTAGTCTGTTGAATTCTACCGCAACCTCAATTGATACACTGGTTCCTGTGACGTCCAGCACTGCTCGTACATAAGGCTTCACCAATGTCGATGAATTCGACTTGAATTCATGACCCAACGCCGCTATCTGAGTGAAGGCCACCAGCTCTGTATCATCTCCAACGAAGTTGTCATTGCTATGCCTGATCGATACGTCTATCGTATCGCTCGCGGATACACTGAAGGCGTGTAACGCTGCCGTGTATCCCTCAGTTGATATGTAATACACATCACTGGTATCCCAATCGTCATCCGTCCCTCCGGAGAGCGTTGCTGTTACGGTAGTGTCTGTGTTGGCTGTAATCGTGCCCGAACTGCCGTCAGTGCTGTTGTATACAGTGCCACCTACCAGCTGATTCACCCGCCAGGCCGACGCCGAATCAGCCAACACCCCTGCATTGTTAGATCCCGTATGCGTACCATACAGATCCGTATCCGTCTGGGTTGTGCCGTTGCCATCACCCGTAACCGCTGTCTTGGGATAGAGTACGATACCTTCCTGTATACTGTACTGGCCCACCGAGGGCTTGTCGTGGAATTTGAAGCTCTGTGTCATCTTCACAACGTCGCCTATATCGGAGGTTATCGGATAATCCTCCTGCCAATACTGGCCGAATAATGCGGTATTCCCATAAGCGTCACCCTCCGGAAGAATCGTCAGTACCCCTGCCGTTGTGCGCGTCCGAGCTGCGGTAGCTGCCGTATGCGGCCCTGTAGCCGAGTCATCGAATAAGGAGTCTATCGTAGCTTCATCGGCAAAGATGATTGGGTAATACTCGTGGCCTGCCGACCCAAATGTGGTGACATCTACAAGATCGCGCTTCCCGCTATAGGATACCTTGTTTGAATACCCCGTAATGTCATACCCATCTTGGAATACCTCCGCGTTTACCGCTGCCTTAATCGCCATTTATCCATCTCCCACTACGTGAATAGGGAATTTACACCCCATGAACGTTGCCCCGTTATATTCCAACCCTCCGTAATCATATGGAGGGAGCAGCCACGCGCAGGCGCAGCTACTGTTCAGCGTCCTATCTCCATTGATCGCTGCCCGTATCGAGTAGGTTCCTGTTGCATCTGTGTAGGGGTCTAAGGATTGCTGCCCCATATCTACGTCACCAGCCCTCGATACCAGCACAATCACGTCGTAATCTACAGCCACTGTAGACTCCCCCATAGTCAAGGGGATTGCAGGAGCCTTCTGCACGATATAAGCCGCCGGCAGTTCGTTGATGCTGTCCGGAGCATCCGCATATACCCGCAAGCCGGATATAGTCTCCAGCCGCGTCTTGATACCGGCCTTGACTGTCTGTGATGCCATACTCATCGACTATCAAACTCCTTCTCGATACTGACCGCTGCCTCGCCTATCCATCCCATCCATTTGTCCTTGGTGTCGGCTGCCGCAGGCTCCAAGAAGGGTATCCGCCCCACTCCTCGCGGGTGTGCCTTGCCCTGCTTGCCCCGCTCCTCCAACGGCAAGGCATAGAGTACGTTGGTGCCCACCTTGCCCCATAGAGGAATCATTGCAGCATCTACGCTTGCTTGCCAGCTTGCTCTCAATACGCCGTATTGGACAGGCGAGTAAGTCATCACCTGCCGCTTGATCAACATCGTAGATTTGTCAAACAGATGCTTGACCCCGGGGCGCAGCGTATCCTTGGGGTTCAGCTTCTTCTCCAACTGTTCGCCGCCCAGTAGCATTATATTTACAGATGATCCACTTGCCATTACGTTACCCTCGATGGCATTTTGCGATAATGAGACAGTAGCAGTTTCGCGTCAGGATCCAGCCCATGATGCACCTCTACCGCGCCCATCTCAGCCCCCCCTTTAATGGTAGCGAAGGCCGTATCCTTCCGTTTGTACATCCGCGCAGCCATGATCTTGGCTGCCCTCCGGACAGGCTTGGGCGCCGCCGAGGCATACCCCCACGACCCTACTATCTTCACCCCGGCATCTACCCCAGCGGCAAACCCAGAATAAGAACCCGACGACATGGTCCTGATGTAAGTCTTTGGTGTTGTATTCAACGGGTACAGGCGGTAATCCGTATCCTCCGTCAATGATGCCTCATAGGTTGCGTCGGAATCCTCATCTAAACTGAGGCTTGTCACTGATACGAGGTCGTCATTCAGAAACAGCGGGCTGCTGCTGCCGTCGAAATATCGTGTAGCAGTCGTCGCTACGAAAGTTCGATCGCAGTAGTTGTCGATATAGTAGCGCACTTCCTCGCAAACCGCTTCTAGGATATCGTCTTCCTCGTCGCCAGTGATATCCAGTTCGCTCTTCAGTTCCGGAACCGTGCAATACCATGTCCCCCAGCCAATTGCCAACATAAACACCTTGGGTATCTCTACGGTGCCTGACTTTGCCAGATACACTCGCCCCATATACACGCGCCCAGTGTCAAAATCGCCATTGGCTATTGTGTAGTATCCATCCCCTGTGGTGTCAGTTGTCCATGCCATAGTGGAATCGACAGTGAGGTTTGCGGAGGTATCCGGATCGAGCCCAGGCTCCCACACTTGGAGCTTATAGGTTGTGAAGCTGGAGCAGTCCTTACCACTACCGGCACTATCATTCACTTGGAGGTCGACATTGACGCCTTCCTCGTTCTTCATCACTGTCAGTTTTTCCATTTATGATGTCCTCGCCGTCACTGTTACGCTACGCCCCTGAGTCGCTACTGTACCGCTTCGGCTTTGTAACGCCGCTGTCACACTGCGATCTTGCGTCGCTACTGTGATCGTCGCCGTTGACAGTAACCCCGCTGGAGCCGATGCCGCGATTCCCGAATAGATCCCCGCTGCCTGCTGCCGATCCGTGGCCCCTATCGTGCCATCTGGCACCGGGGGCAGTACGTAGAGGAACAGGTCCGTTACCGAACGACGCTTGCTCTCTGTATCGACTGCCACCCTTAAGCTCCTGTCCCATATTCGCCCTTCGTGAATGTCGTGCCGTCATCACTAATCGTTGCCTT